CGTCTATGTAACTGTTTGAACCATTGTGGTATATCTGTAAATCGCCACCTGTTGCACTGCCAAATGTTGCTTTGTCATTATCAGCAAAGACAATATCGTTGCCATTGGACTGCAAGTCGCCGCCTAATTGTGGAGTTGTATCCTCGACTACGTTACTAATACCGCCGCTTGACGGAAGATTGGTTAGTCCACTTCCATCTCCTGTGACTGCCGTTGCTGCTAGTGTTCCTTGAACAGTTACGCCTGTGGCAGTCGTGTACATTTTACTACTATTATTAAAATAGAACCTCGCGCCACTGTCCTTATCAAACTTGCCCATCATTTCGTTGTTGTCGGTACGAAACATAACGCCACTGCCGTTTGACTTAATGTCGAGAAAACCAGTTCCAGTATCCTCAATTATTGAATTTGTACCATCGTGCGAAATTTGTAAATCGCCGCCAGTTGCACTGCCAAAGGTTGCTTTATCATTGTCAGCAAAGACGATATCGTTGCCATTACTTTGCAAGTCACCACCCAATTGTGGAGTGGTGTCTTCCACTACGTTGTCTATAGCGGTTAAATCCGCTATTTGTTCTACCTTAATTTTTTGCGACATATCTATTCCTCGCTATCCACTATTGCATCCCACCTCAAACTATCTTCGTTCCAGACATAAAGTTCACCATCGTTGGGATGTGCTACTGGCGGTTCCCATATCCAGTCTGTACTATTTAGTGTCCAAGAATTGTAGGGTTGTGGTGGATAAAAAACGTCTGCTCTTGCGTCATAATTATAACCAATGCCAGCATAGTTTTGTCTCAAAGGAGTACCGCCTAAAACATGAACACCGTTACGTGTGTTGTAAGAGGTTTGAATCCAACTTCCAGCAGTATCATCAACAAACGTGTCAAAGAAATCAGGTTCAGCGACTATTACGTTTATGACTTTGCCGTTTAATACTTTAGCAAAATGTCCCATTACCTACTCCTATACTGCATATCTAATTATAACTACGCCAGAACCACCTGCAGCAGCACCTGACACGTTAGTGGATGAGCCTCCACCACCGCCACCAGTGTTTACTGTTCCGGCTGAGATACCTGCGTTATTATTTCCGCTGCCGCCTCCAGTACCGCCGCCGCCAGAGCCACCTGACGAATTAGCTGTTCCTGAATAGGTGCCGCCACCGCCGCCACCGCCACGGTACACAGTAGTTCCAGAAATAGCTGAAGCAACTCCATCTCCACCAACACCGCCTTGTGAGTTAGTAGAACCAGTACCAGTGGAATCTGCACCTTGTTGGCCAGCACCACCGCCGCCACCGCCGCCATGTGTCAAATTAGCTGGAGTGCTACCTCCATCAAAACCTTGACCAGATGTTCCAGAGCCGCCTGCGCCTGTAGCACTGCCACTTGAACTGCCGCCGCCACCTGACCCACCTGATCCACCAATTCTATTTGTACCCCAGCTACCGCCGCCACCGCCGCCAAGCGAGGTTATACCATTGAATACTGAGTTACTACCGGCAGTTCCTCGTGGATTATTTGCACTATTGCCACCAGTCGCACCAGCACCACCAGCACCTACTGTGACAGTGAAACTACCAGCCGCTACGGTCATAGATGCTTCTGCGGTTAAACCACCGCCAGAGTTTTCGCCAGAGACATTACTTCTATATCCACCAGCACCTCCACCAGCACCATGTTGAGCGCCGCCTCCGCCGCCTCCAGCGACTACAAGATATTCAACTGTTCCACCTGCAGTGACTGTAAATGTACCACTGGTTGTAAATGTATGGATTTTATATCCACCACTTTCTACAACAGTATTACCACCAGTAGCAGCTACCGTAGCCGAAGAGCCACCGCCAGAGCTTGATGTGCCATCACCTACCAGCCGTGAAGATATGTTTGCTCCAGTAAAAGGTGCAGTCGTAAATGTCAAGGTTGTACCAGAGACTGTGTAGTCAGTCGTTGGCCTTTGCATCAAGCCGTTGATCGTTACCAAAAGATTATCAGCGCTATTTGGATCAGTAGTTATTGTAAACGCTGTTGTAGTATTATCTCCAGTGAAGTTGTCTAATGTAATAGCACCGCCGCCAGAGCCACCGGATTGAGCAACCCAATCATAGTCTGTGCCGTTCCAGCTTAAAACCTCATTTGTTGCTGCGGTTGATTTGTTTAAATGGGCGTCAACATTACTGTCACTGTAAGAAGTTGCACTAGCACCCCAACTTAAATTACCTGACCCATCTGTTTGCAAAAATTCATTTGCAGAACCGTCAGTGTCTGGAAGTGTCAGCGTGTAGCTTGCAGCAGCCGAATGTGGTGGCCCTTTAATGGTGATGCCGTGGCTGTTCTGCTCACAGTTAAGAACAAACTGACCAGCGCCTTTTGTGGCGTTACCTTTAAATACAACCTTGCCGCTGCCATTAGGGTCAAGGTCAATGTCACCGTTTGATGTGCTAACAATATCCTGATTATTAACATCCAAATTACCGCCAAGTTGCGGAGTTGTGTCTTCTACTACGTTTGATATACCGCCACCAGCGCCGCCGGATTGAGCAACCCAATCATAGTCAGTACCTGTCCAACTAAGAACCTCATTCGTTGATGCAGTTGATGTGTTGAGGTGAGCGTCTACCAAAGGCTCTACGTTAGCTGCATCTGTAACGTCTGCTAACTCTTCAATGTTAGTGAGCTTAGTCTTTTCAGCATCTGTAAAGGCGTTAGTATTAAGTTCAGCCTCATAAGCGGTCTTAATTTCTGCGCCAGTTTGGTCAGCAGTAGCATTATCTTCGATGTTAGTGAGCTTAGTCTTTTCAGTATCTGTAAAGGCGTTAGTATTAAGTTCAGCCTCATAAGCGGTCTTAATCTCTGCTCCAGTTTGGTCTGCTGTAGCATTATCTTCGATATTAGTTAGCTTGTTGTCTTTAACTGTAGTAAATGACGCTGTAGTACCATCTAAAACAGAAGAATGTGCTTGAACATCAGAGCCAATAGCAACGCCAAGGTTAGTTCTTGCAGTACCAGCATTATCAAGGTCACTGAGATTGTTGGCTGCTAGCAAGTCACCGCTGCCGCCAGCAGATTGAACCACCCAATCATAGTCAGAGCCATTCCAACTAAGAACTTCACTTGCTGATGCTGTTGATGTGTTTAGGTGGGTGTCAACGTCACTATCACTGTAAGAGGCTGGTAGATTAGTTAGTCCACTACCATCACCTGTCAAGGCTGTTGCCGATAAAGTACCAGTGACATCAACGCTTGTGGGGTCTATCACCATCTTTCGTATGCCATTGGCATAAAAGTTAAGAGTGTTAGTACCAAACCCTAAGTAAGTGTTAGTGTCACCCTCGTGTACTAAATTGTTTTGAATAGAGACATTGTAAGCATCAGTAATGTTGTTACCATTCATGTCAAGACTGCTATCTGCAGACTTGAGCATAAAGCTAGATGCTTCAACGCCATCAACGGTGTCAGCATCTAAGCCAGAGCCAGTACCATCAACTGTCTTAATTTCTGTAAGGATTTCATTAGCAGTCTGTAAGACCTGAGTTCCAGAAAAAACAATGTCTCCTGTCATCGTACCACCACTTAAAGGCAGTGATGGAGAGATATCAGTTAACTCTCTAGTTTCTTGTGCTGCGTGAAAGACCTGAATAGCTGAGTCATCCAAGTCTTCTTCAGTCAACACTGAGCCTGACGCAAAGTCAACCGCACGTGCTGAAAGGTCTGTGGTACGGCGAACTTGTACGACTGTACCAGTAGCAGGGGCAGAGGTTAGTTGTACAGTAGAGCTAGAAGGAAAAGTAAGACCTGTCTCAGCCACACCGTCAACGGTTACACTAATTTCGTTAGTGTCTTGATATGTGAAGGGGATGGAGAACTGCGTAGTCGCGTTATCCCCTGTATAATTTTCATATGATAAAGGCATTTGTTTTCCTTATTAAGTTTCTTTTAGTGATGCTAAAGAATTTAAAATTTGCCTAGCCCCATAGAGGGATGAGAAGGGGAGTACCCTTAACATACTTCTAAGTTGACCCTCAGATAATTCTGTATCAGGGCCAATTGACGCAAATAAATCCTTTAGACCCTTAGATACCCCAAGTCCCATAGATACAGAGGCTGGTGTAATAGCTCTTGTACTACCATCCATTGTTCCTGTAGCTACTTGATAAAGATAACTGAACAAAGAAGCAGGACCAACTTGGTTCATAGTACCAACTAGCCAGTTACCAGCCTTTACTCGTTCCTTCATGTAGTCTGCTTGATCACTACGTCCAATAGAGTTCATCCAAGAACGACTGTAGTACATCATGCTGCCCATAAAAGTAGTCACTAACATTGTACGTGCTACTTCTGCAGAATCTCCGTTAGCTGCACGAACACCCATGCGTACTGCTTGTTGTTCTAGTGACGATAAAGGGAAAGAAAGAAATTGAAATGCTGTCATACCAATAGGACTACGTAGCCACTTATTAACTGAACCAGCGTTCATTTCTTGTACACTAGTTGTAGCATCTCTACGCGCAGATAAAGCAAATATATTAGCTAATTCTTTGTCATCCCATTTATCAAGATTTACAGCATCTAATATCTTTTTGTCTTTATCTAAATATGTAGAGTGTTTAACTATTTGCTTGTTTATAAGGGTAGCTTGATCCTTAGTGATACCCAATTGCTCTAATTTAATTTCTGAGTAAGGAAGACTACCTTTACGCGCTGCTGTTTCCCATGATACTGCATAGTTTAAAGATGCTATTCTACGTAGCATGTCAGTAATACCAGTCAGACCTGACATCATAGAGACAAATACTCTACTCTTTCCTAGTACTTCATCTAACTTTGTAAACTGTCCAGCAGTTTTGCGAGACTCAAAGATTTCTCCTTCAAATCTACTTTGTGCGCGAGTGAACTTAGATACTAGACCATCTGATCCAATACCAGTTGCTGCTGCCATCTCTCTACCTAGACTATCTTTGATCTCACCATTCTCAGCGTCACGTAAAAGCTGTCTATAACGAGGCACAGTCTTTTTAAGTATCTCAATGGAGTTAGGAACCATGACCATAGGTAGCTCCATAAGAGCAGCCATACCAGCCATGCCCATACTTACGCTGTAACTTATTTCCCTAGCTCTATTCATAGTTCTAAGCATACCTGCACTAAGATCAGAACGGTAGATGTGTGTACCCTTGACCATATCATACATATACTCAAGTCCACGCCTGTTCTGTTCAGTAGCACCAGCTTTCATAACTTTATTAAGTTGAGTAGCAAAGGTAGAGGCAATATCGTTAGTATCAATACCTCTCTCAGCTAATGCAATAGCACCAGACATTTGAAAAACGTATGTATCATAAAGATTTTGTACATTCTTTTCTACTAAGTCAGAGAACTTTACTGTCATAATCTCCCCCTTACGAGGGCCATTGCGAATCTTGACATCAATACTTGTATCAACATCCAATACCATACGAGGTTTTGCTCTGCCAATACCTTTAATTTTAGCACCTTTGTCAGAAACAAGTTCAACAATAAAGTCTAATTCATCCTCAGGTATACCAACTTGTCGTAAAACTTCCTTAAAATCATCAACATCTAAGTCATTATTACCTAACTTCATTCCTAGCTTACCTTCAAAGTCTCTAAACTTTGTCATGTAGCCAGTAGCCAAACGCTTAATAAAGGTATCAATTTCTTGTTTAGTAGCTGCCTTACCCTTCTTAGCAGATAACTTAGCAGCTACCTTTCTTTCAATCTCAGGCTGTCCTCTACGAATGGCTGCTTCAGCTAGTTCATTAAACACAGGGTTATCTGCACCTAACATATCCTCTAGTTTACGAATCTTAACTTGACTACGTAAACGAGGTAGTCCATAATCCTTAATGTCTAACAAAGTATCCTCAAAGAAACCAGCTACATTCTTATTTACAGCTTCTTTACCTAAAGCTTCAATGTTAGGACGAAAAGCGTCAGCAATTGCTTGTGCTTCTGGACTTACTTTTTTACCTAAAAAAGCATCGTAAGCTTCTTCAAAGAGATCATTCTCTCTATTATCTATTACTTCAGTTTTACGGACACGTTTTTTAAAACTCTTAACAGCCCTTTCTACAGCAGCAGCAGGAATACCTCTAAATCTAGCTTGCGTCCAATCACGTGTTTCTAGCGCACCACCCTTAGCAGCATTAACTGTACCATCAGGATTAGGAAGCCAACCAGCAAAGGATGTTCCAAGTTTAGAACCAAGAAACCTTGCCTCAGCTACTGTGTCTTTACCAGATAAGTTAGCCATAGATGAAATAACGCCACGTGACTTCTGAAAGTCTCCACGTGCAATGGCTACATTAGCCTGTTCTTCAGGACTAAGTTGCTCAAAGGTTCTGGCATCCACACCTGTTCCTGTTAGATTGTCAGCAGTCTTAAAGTCATCACGTGCCAAAGCTTCCTGAACATACTTTGGACCAAGTACCTCATCGCTATTATTAAAGATAAGGTTTAGTTCATCAGGAGTAAGGTCTTCCTCATCCACAAACTTACGCCGTGCTGTTTGGATAGCTAGACGCTTGGCACTTTGGTTGATAAAACCACCAATACCAACACCCACAGTACCACTAATAGCTGTCATAAGCAACAAGTCTTCATTAGTGGTTTCATAGTTACTTTGCTGTCTTAGACGCTCAAGTGCTAATGTTTCTCCTGCAGTAACTCCACCAAACAAAGCTGCATAGTTTTTTCCTTTAAGGAATTTACTAAGTAGGCTACTTGTCTTAGCTGTAGTTGCTCCCAAGCCAGCCCCTAGGGGACCAGCCCAAGATAAAGCAGCACCACTACCTATCATAACTCCTATGTCAGCAGGATCAAATACATCAGATACAACCTGTGCAGCTATACCCTTAATACCAGCCAGACCAAGAAGCCGATTGGCTTCCTCAGTCTTTTTAAATTCATTGGCTAGATATCTTGCACGTTCAATACCATTCTCAGAAGCTTCTTCAAGAATACGCTCAATTGCATTTCTATTACTAAAGCCACTTGTTAGGTTGGTTACATCCTGTGCAGTGAGTATAGTAGCACCTGCTGAATCAGGGCGGTTAAACTCACCCTTTATATTCATATACGTACCTTGAGTAGCTTGACGCTTACCAACTAAGTCCCAAAAGCCAAGGTCTACTACTTCTTCTTCTGCTTCCTTCTGTGCTTTGTACATAGTGTAGTCACTAACAAAGTCAACTTTAGGAGAAGCAACACTTGTGTTAAACCCAAGGCTTTTTAGAAACTCTTGATTTTCGTCAGCCATTTATAATACTCCTAGTATTTATATCAGGGAAATATTTGCCCAAAAGCAAAGCTATCTAAGTCTTCTGGTACACCTGAGTCTTTTATAGTTTTGGTTTTTTGTTTAGTCATAACGTCAGAAGGAAGTTTAAATAAAGTTTCTTTTACAAGTGCGTCACGCAAGGCTTCCATCCTAGGTCTAATTCCACTTGTCTCTGTACTTCCTTCAGCAGCTTCATATTCTTTATGGTTTAAAAACTCTTCTGCTGCTTCCTTAAACCGTCCTTCGTTAATTAGTTCAGTAGTGTCGTGATCTTTTTTAATACCACCACGGAATACTGTTTGAATTAACTCAACTTGTAACTCTGGTGAATAAGAACTAAACTTAGGAAATAATCTAAGTGTCGTTTTTATCTTATCATTCAAGTCTTTAATTAAGAAAGCTTTGGCTTCTGCTCTAGTATAAGTTTTATTGGGGTCTACATCAGGGCCATTATGCCCATAACCAACCGTCCAATGTTTCTCATACGTACCATCAAATTTTCTTAAACGGTACGGTTTAGATTTAAAATCTTCTAAAGCTACTAGTCTTTCAACAAACTTTTTAGACATTTCATCTGGAACTCCCTTAGGCAAATCCAAAGAAATATTATCAAGAGTAGACGCACCAGCAGGAGTAATGAGAGAAGGTGGCGTAAAGCTACTCATGTCCATAGATTGATTAAGGGCATCATAAGCTCTACTCACTGGGTCACTAATGTAACCAGTAGGTGCAGGTGCTAAAGTGATACCAGAGGCTTCTGCGGCTTTCTGTGCCTCAATAGACATTAGTTCTGCTACATCAGCTTGCTCTACAGATTTATTTAATTCCTCAGCTAACTCGTTAGCAAACGCTAATGAACTAGTTGATGTTAACTTCTGTAGATTAATAGTGCCTACTTGTACCATGTTGCTGTAGTCACCCTCTGCGTATGCCATAAGATGTAACATGTTAACATTTTGTGAGTCTTGCTGCCAAGCAAAGGCCATGTCAGGGTCAAGGAAACCTGTGGTTTTTGAACCAATAGCTGTTAAACGAGGTTCTATGATTTCTTTTACACGTTCGTTATCAAAGGTACGTTCAAGTATATCATCAAGTATTTTCTCATTAGCTTCTGAGTTAAGTTGTCCTTCTACTTTTTTAACCACTGAGAAGTGCCTAGGATCGCCTAAAGCAAGCGCATCAAATTGACTGGTTTTAAGTGTAAGGTAATTATCTCTAACTTGTGGTATAGCTAAGGCAACAGCTTCTTCTGCTGACATAGGTACTTCTGATATAAACATAATAGCTTTAGCTTGCTTCTGAACATCCATCAATAACGAGGGGTATCCAATCTGAGCTTCATCTATGTTAGTATTATCAAAGAAATAACCTGTATCAATTGTATCCTTAACTCTTTCCTCAGTAACTAATGTCTCCACTCTCCCAAAATCTTGGGGAATAGGTTTAGCTGCAAAGGGAGCAATGTCCCTTAGTTCTCTACCTGATTCCAACAAAGCATTTAGAGCATTTACTTTAAACTCTTGTTCTTTAGAAAGCTTCAAGGTAGACATGCTGCCACCCATAGACTTAAAATCTCTAATAGCTTTTAGCCCACTACCTAAGGCAGCTAGTCCTTGGCTACCTTCGCTTACATCCCCACCCTGTAAAAAAGGTAGTCCTGCAGCAATAGGTAACTTATACCTAGCTGGTACTATCCCATGTGGATTATACATTGTGTTAAAAAAACGAGCTTCTAAGTCAACACGTTGTTGTTGAAGTGTCTCCATTACAGTGTCAAACGTAGCTGGATCATGTCGTCCTTGAGATTTAGCTATGCTAAGGGCTTCTACTTCATTTCTTAAATCTTGATCAGCTATAAAGAACTGTTCGTCTGCTGCCTTAGCAGACAGTTCTTTGGTATTAAGAATTTCAATTGTACCACCAGCACCATCAGATACTATAACTTTTTCCCCTATCTTTGCACCTGCAGGATTACCTGTAGCAATAGAGTCAGCTACTAGTTTATTTACAGCAGCTTGCTTAATAAGAAGTTTATTAACTTTACTTGTTGCTTTAGTAGAAGCTGCTACGTTGGCATCAATTGTATTAAAGTCTTTAGCGTACCTATCAATACTTCTTAGAGACTTGCCATCCCTAGTTTGGATAGCATCTACAAATTTAAGATAATTTGTTCTTCCTCTTTTAGATTCCACTAGAGCAGTAGCTATTACTAGATCATTAGCTCTACGATAGTCACCACCAGTAACAGCTACGTGTTGATTAAAAGCATCAACCATGGCAGGAACAATTTGATCATCTTCTGCTACACTACCTGCTCTTCTAATTGTATCATTAAACTGTTGATCCTGCTGCTCTATGTTACGTTTACGCTTTTCAGGACCAAAGTTATTAAACATAAATAAAAGTTTATCTTGGTCAACTTTTTGATCAAAGGCTTGTAAAGCAAGAGGATTAATCTGTGCTTCATCTAAGTTCATTCTATAATCAGAATAATGCCTTGATACTCTTTCGGCTGCTTCTTCAGTAGATAAGGACAACCAATTATTTTGATTAGTAATCCAGTCTTCTTTTAGTCTAGCCGTTAAATTAATTGCAGCCATCTCAGCTTGATGCTGTTCATTAGCTCTTTTACCGTTTAACTCATCACGTTCTTGTTGTGCTTTTGCTTTCCTTGCTTCTTCTTGCATTAAATTAGTTACTGGTGAAATAGCATTAAGAAATTGAGATAAGGGTGAGGGCTGTACTATAGGTTTTTCAGGGGATACATAGGTATCTACAGGCCGTGCCGTTGGCGTGACTTCTGTAGGAGCATTAAGCTCACCTACTAGTACTCTTTGTTTAGCCATTTGTTTCACCTATAATTGATTGGAGCCAGCGTTTAGCCATGCTGATGAAGGATTATATGTAACAGGGGTAAACGCTGCAGTTTGACTGCCAAGGCTATCACCACCTAATCCAAATATATTACTATCACCGTAGTCTATTTCTGCTGCAATAGCAGAAGAAGCCGTGCTTAATACAGCCATACCTAAACTTGGTTTTACACCACGTTGAACACTTCTAATTCTTTGCAACATCTGAGCGTTTAGCCCTAGTTTCTGTACTTCTATGTCATCAAAGAGAGCATTAGCTTGTTGAGAGAAGGTATCAAGTCCCTTGAGTTTATCAGACTCAGCTTGCGAAAGTTTTATAGCTTCGGTCTGTCCTGCTAAACCAGACTCACCACTAGCCGTTATCATAGCACCTTCACGTTTTAAAGCAGCAATAGCTAAGTCTTGCTTTTTCTGTGAATATTGTTCGCTAATCTGAACAGCACGTTTTTGTAAGCCTTGTATTTGTAAGTCTCTAGCTTGTGCTGCATTAATTCTGTTTTGCTGGTAGTAAGCTTCTTGTTGTTTAGCTTTATTAGAAGCGTCTATAAAACCGCCTATTCCTTGAGCGATTGATAGTGCTGTCAATGGTTCCATATTATATCCTCACAAATTCTAAGAAGGTCTTGTTACCAACACCCCACGTGTCATGTCTCTTAATGAATACGCATCCTATATACTTTAACCAGTTGACTGCTTCTGTGTACTCAGCGTCACAAGCATTGGTTAATACTGGATACTTCTTGTTTAGCCTGTTAATCCATAGAAGAGACTCACGTGCAAATTGCCGCCAACCTTTCTTTAGTGGAGGGGCTGTAAGTAGCCAAGGCATACCTGTCATATCATCTATACCAACTATACCATACATACCAGCTAGTTCACCTGTCTTTGTTACTACAATAGTCCAACATTCTTCTGAGTGATCAAAACCTTCTTGTAATGCTACCTTAACACTGCCATGTGAGGCTAGTACTTCCTGTGTATCTTCTGGTCTTAAGTTTGTTGCCAGATGATCTACATCAGCCTGTACACTTGCTCTCACATGTAGTGTCATTATAGTCTCCTTGAGCGTAGGACGTAGAACCCTTCCCACTCTGCTGATTGGAAGATGCAGGGTAGAGGGTTATCACTTTCTAATACAATACTTACTGAATTAGATTTACCTATCACACCAAAACGGTATGTACCAGACTCAATAGCAGCACGATTAAGTATGTTAGCACCACTACCTACTACACGGCCTGTAAAGGTACGCACATATGGTGTACGTTTAAGAGGCGTTACGGTTACAGTAAAAAAGCCTGTATTGTTATAAACAACAGCATAGTTTCTTAATTGTAATTGTCCAGTAGTAATAGGTTTGTTATCTTGCTTTAGTACAGGCTCAGAGAATTGGTATTTAAAGGTAAACGGAATACCAGCAAAGACTTTCTCAGAGTTAGCTAACTTTGCAGCTACCTCACTAAGTAAAATAGTTTCTCCTGTTTGATCTACATATATTACATTAGAGTCTACATAAGGTATAGTAGTAAGTCCACCTGTTTCTAACATTACGCGTCTATCTAAATGAATAGAGAAGTTACCTGTAGTATGAACTGTAGCATCATCAACAGACAAATTAATCTTTTCTAAAAACAAGTTGTTACTACGTTTAATTAACAAAAAGACATCTGCTCTGTTAAAAGATACACCTATTACATCACCATCAAATACCCAACGTGACCATGAAGACTGTAGTTTTTCTCTACCACTCCAATAGTAACGGTAAACATAAATAGCTTTAGGATCATCTGCAGCTTGTGCAATAAGCATGTCCTCATTAGAGGATGTTTGTATATTTGTTGTAACACCCTTAAGATACTCAGGTACATGCGCTGTAATTTCTGTAGCATCATTGACATCAGTATCAGTGTCTACAAAATATTCCCACATACCTGAAAAGGCACCACGATTAGAAGAGAAGTATACATACTTACCAGCCTGTGATGGCTTGGCTATAAGACTAGCTTCAAACTCAGTGGTACTAGCTACGTTAATAGTTTCAGGAGTAAGGATAGGATTAGCAGTAACCTTGAACTGTGTTAAATCAGAGAAGAGTAATAGTGACTCGTTAAAAGGTACTGCATGTTTAAGGATACTAACTTTGTTAGAGGACACTGCTACGTCAATAGGGTCGCTGTCTATAATTGTTAGTACTGACTTACGGAAGAAATCAAAATCTACAAACTCACCTGCTCTAGCAAAGATAACATTTTCATCAGCTAGTAAACCTAGTCTATTACGATGAAAGAAAATATCAGCAATAGGATAACCTACAAAAGAAGGAAAGGGATTTGTATCATCGTTACCTACTTGACGGTCAGCATAACTAACTTCATCAAACTGAAAGTCACCACTAATTAATTTTGATAACTTATGTGGAAGGGTAGTAGCATCTAACTCAATAAGGGTATTAAGTTCTGTTGTTTCTTTCCACACACCATCAGTAAATTTAACATAGTAATCATCTTGTGCTTTCTGGTTATCACCTGAGACCTTAATAACAAAATCATTTGGTCCCTCAATAGGAAGCTTTTTAAAGTCTGATGTTTCATTCTTGAATACAAGTAAGTGTTCGTTACCATGTGAGTCACCTACTTCTACTTGGAAGTCTGTAGTATCAGTTGACTGAATGTGTAATACTGAGCCATAGCGAGTAATTGTAATACCTGAAATAGCATTACCATTAATAATGGCATCATAATAAGCAGTGTTTACAGTAGCAGCTGAAAAAGTATCTAAGTTTTCAGCAATCAAGTCAGTAGATGCACCACGCTCTGCGTCTTGTGTAGCTTGAGCGGTACCTTGAGTAGAAGATTCTGTGGCAAATTCTACTGTTTCTGTGGTTGAACCTTTAGTAATCCTTAAACGATATGTAGAAGCATAGTCAGCCTGACGTACATATACTAATGCCTCAGGGTTACGTGTAGGACTTGTGGCAGTGCCTTTAGCTACTGTTATATTCTTGTTTACAATAAAGGTTGTATCTGCAATAGATACAGCAGCTAACTCTAAGCTAGGGTTGGTCAATCCATTCAAATAAGTAGCAGCATTATTGGTAACAGTCTTAGACACACCATCTTTGTCAAACACCCTGATATCACCAGCCGTATCTACCACCATAGAGTAGAACTCATTCTCATCCCTACGGATAGTATGTATAAAAGCTTTATCTAAATCAGAAATAGTACCCAGATCAGCAACATGCTCAGAACTAGGACGCTTAGACAGTCCTGTTACCACGCTAGACAAAGCGTTCTCTTGTAGTTCTGCTTGTGTAGCTAGACGTAGTGATGGTGGCTGTTGTGATACACCGTTAATAAGGTTAGGGATAGATTGACTGATGAGTGCCATTAGATTGTTCTCCGTCCCTGCCTATCAATAATGCTAAAGGTATCATAGTTGTCAAAGATGTTATGGTCATCAGTAGCTTTATCAAAATCTTTTAACTGTACTAAGGCCTGTTCTTCATCTTTTTCTTGGAAATTGTGTAGTGTGTTAGAGCCTACTACACGATCTTGAAATATACGAGTAGCACGTAGTACAATATAACGCTTTGCTACTTCTGGTAGATCATCAAAGATTAACTGTATTACCACATCAAGGGCAACATTTGTACTAATAATAAAAGTGTGATTAACTCTGTCGTACATTTTTAAGCCACGCTGCACAAGATTAGGCGCGTTAGCTTTTAGTGTGGCATCTGCTCTAAGAATATCAGCAGGTAAAATTATCTCACCTGCCACTGTCTTAGCAAAACTTTTGTTTAATTCTGTGTTAAAGTGCCAGCCCATAGACTGTACTTCTCTGTCAATAGTATTTAAAATACTTTCTGCAATCTCAGCTTCAACTAGTCCTGATGATAAACTATTTACTGGTGCCTCACCAATGGCAGATAGCATTGTGTTGACTGCATCTAATTTACTTGTTCCAGCCATGATAGCTCCTTACCATTTAACTTTGTTAGCCCAATAAGCAGCAGAGGTTTCACCTTTCTTAATATTCTTGGCATGTCTAGCCTTAAAAGATTTCTGTCTTGCTGTTGGTTTTCTATCACCTGTTACACCTTGTTGACCAAAGCGTATAACTTTAGGTTTATCTTTAGTACCTATTAACACCGCATGAGACTTAGAGGCATTTGGCGTTCTTTTAGGTATCCGCAAACCCTTAAAGGTTTCTCCTGCGTGTGTAATAGCCATTACTTTTTCTTTCCATACTTAGCCATGATAGCAGCTACCTGCTTCTGTGGCATACCACCAAAGGACATCTTCTTGCCTGTCTTCTTAGCCGCAGCTTTAGCTTGAGAAATACCTTCCTTAGTGTACTTATATTTTTTACCTGCAACTTCTGGCATATCATTCTCCAAAGTAAAAAGGGAGTAGCCGTTAAGCTACCCCCAATATTCTTAGGCTTCAACAAGACCAATACATGATGCAGGACGCAGGACGTTGTGTCCCATTGCGTACTTAGCAACCATGAGTGTGCCTTGACGATTGATCTGATACTCAGACTCCATGCCCAAGTCAAGCAACTTGACAGTAGCAACAGCTTCTGGTGTGAAGACAAAACCACGGAACTTAGCAGCTTCTGCAACCATGTCGCGTCCGTCTACAGCAGCAGTCGGAAGGTCATAGTGAGTAGTGCGTCCAGAACCAGCAGTGTTTGCTAGTGGAGCGTTATCATTTGTCTTACCTTCGTTAGCGTTACCTGTAGTGAAGTTCTGATACAGATTAGTTACGTCAGCATGGTTTGACATGATTACAGGAATACCTGCAATTGACGGAACCATACCTGAAGCAATTGAACCGTTACCACCAAAGTCTTGGTTCATGTATGTCAGCTTAGAGCCATCAGTTACATCCATCAGTGCATAGTACTGTGCTGGTGGAAGGACAACTACAGCGTTGTCTGATGGTACGTTAGCAATGTCCATTGTTTTCTTGGCATCAAAGACTGCCTTAGCAAGCTTTGCTGGATCAAGAGAGTCAGCAGTAGCTGTACCAATGGTGACATTTGAAGTAAAGTCTTCTTCAGTAAAAGCTTTGTAGTCTTGAATAAGACCAGCAGCGGCTGTCGCATTAGTTGACAGTGCAGCTTTAACAAGCATACGAGCTACATTCCGATCTGCTTCGTTAGCTAGTGCAATACCAGCTTCCTTTGAGTAGATTGAACGTACATCGTAGTGGTTGATTGCCTCATCAATGTTAGCAATGAACTGGCTTGAGATAAGCAAGTCGTCAATTGTGACGATACGCTCACCTGCACGAATAGCCCCACCTGTGATTTCGTTTCCGGGCGTCAGGTATTCAGCAGTTGCACGGCCTGTCATTGGGAATGAAGCAGACTTACCTTTTGAAATTGTACGAGTGCGTACTTTGTCCATAAGGACTTTCTTTTCCTCATAAGCTGTTAGGACTTCTCCTGCATACAGCTTGAGAAACAGGTCACGTACGTCACCTGATAGGTTATTCTGGCCTTGAAAGCTTACGCTATAGGCCGGATTTGAAGCGGCTTGTGCCATTTTAAATTACCTCTTAGTAATGTTAATGTGAGTTGAAGTACACTCTGCATTACACTACATCCTTTCTCCAAGATTGTCCCTCGCAAGGGGTCAGGGGTAATCGTTTGTTATGTTAGCTTCGTGTTAGGGATATAGTCCCTTCTAGGTACACCATAATGTAACTAGAAGGAAGGGGGAACTCTTATACAATTCCCCCAACCCCATGCAACAATGTTAAAACAGACTAGACTTGGCTAACTTATCAGCAACCTGCTGTCTGTAGGCAGGGTCTTTAGCGTATCTGGGGTCACGCATAGCAGCAGTTAATTCTGCATTGCTTTCAAACTTCCCACCAGAGGACACAGAGCCTGTTTGTCCAGTAAGTAGACTAGGTTCTGCCTCAGAACGATAACGAGCATTAAGACCTTGGATCGCTAACTTGATTTGATTAGTGTCACGCGATCCCATTGTTGAGTTAAAAGCATCAATTTCATCAGGGGGTAGATTATCTGCTGCCCACTGTACTAGTTCTTGATACTGTTCTGCACCACCTACTAGGTTGTACATACTAGATTGGACTTGTTCAGACAAAGCGTTCTGTCCGTCAATCCACGAGTCAACTACTGCCTTTGAAAAACCAGCCTCAGCCAGTGCTTGATAGGCATCTTCAGTTAATCCACCTAGCTCTTCATATTCCTGCTGGAACGCATCAAAGTCTAGGCCGTTTGCATCTAGTGCTTCAGCAATATCAGAAGGAGTAGCATCTGTTACCTGCTCTTCTGTTACTTCTGACTCTTGTTCTTGCTGAGGTTTACCTAACTTACTCTCTAATGCAGAGTACGCCTTAGCCATATCCTCAACTGAATTAAATTTCTCAGGTAGCCACTCAGGACGCTCAGGGTCTTGTTGACTACCTTCTACTTTAGCCAGCATAGCATCTACATGCTCTTGTGACTCAGCAGGTTCTTCTTGATAAGTGTTAATACTGTCTGCCATTATTTACCTAACCTTCTACAGCCCCTTTAGCTAACTGTGGAGCAGCACTTTGTGCTAGCTGCATAGCTGCTTGAGCTTCCATCTGTTCTTGTTGCATTTGTTGTTGCATCATTTGTTCTTGTTGTTTCTGCTCAGGTGACTTAATAAGTCCTGAGGTATCAATACCAAGTGACGCAGCTAGGCGATCAATATAATCACCTAAGTTCATCTCACTCTGAATAACTTCTGGCCCCAGCGGTTGAAGATATTGTAAGAAAGTTGCTAGTTTATTTAAGTCTTGTCCACGGCCTAGTGCCTCAATGCCTGTTACTACTGTAGGCTTGACACTATCCTTAGGCATACGTGGCATCTTACCTTGCTTAGTTAATGACTCAAGCAGTAGGTTAATTAGTGGTAGCTGAAACTCCTGTGATAGAATAGAGTACACACCGCCAAGGGCTGTCTCTAGTTCCTGTGCCATGAAGCGTACTTCTTCTGCCGTTACACGCTCTGCTGATCTTTGTACAGAGGAGTTTAGTAGAAAGGCAGCACCAAGTCTATCGTTAATCATACGCATAGTCTCTAGTGAAACACGGAAGTCACCACCTTTAGCTACCTGTAGGGTAGACACATCATTACTGTCACCCTGTAAGAACGCACCATTAGGTGCAGCAGCTAGGTCTTTACTCTTTGTAGTACCATTAGGACGTACAAGGAACAATACCTTAGCTGACGCTGCGCTGCCTTGTACAATAGCTTTTGTTAAAGCCTCAAGACTGCGTAGATCACCAATGTATTCTTCAATAAACCCTCGCCCATAGTCCTCACCGTCAATACGGATAAACCGTAATGGGATGAAGGGGCTTTGGTCTAGCTTAAATTTACCCTTAGTCTTTTCAATAGTAATACCAGCTACTTCCTGCATGACTTCGTATCTATTGTCTACACGCTTAAGGCATGTGTATAGATCGTAGCTTTTAACAGGAGTATCTGATGGTGGGATCATGTCCTTTATTTCATCAGGTAATGTAGATGGAGCCATAGACTCCTTGGTAATAATCTCTAGCACATTACCCATAGTGTCACGCTTAGTGCAGTAACGGTCAGGCCGAAATACTTTCATTCCACCTTCTTTAGGCATGTAAACAAGAGCATTACCAGTGACGATAAGTAACTTTAGTGCCTCAAATACTGGCACACGAATAGCCTTACCCTCAATCTCTTGCATAGCAGCACGTTCAATACGTGCAAGTCCTTCTTCTACTTGACCACGATTTGCACCTGCTAGTTGTTGCAAGTCAAAGTCATCAATAGTTAGACGAAAGAATGGACTGTTTGGTGGGAGCAAGGCAAGCAATAGCTTTGATGCTAGGTTGTTTACACCTCTTGCTCCAATACCTTGATAAGGTGTGGCATAAATAGAAGAACTACTATGACCTTCCTCTGGCAAAAGAGTAGGAATAGTAAGCCTTGCTGCTTCTCGCCCTCGTTCTAGGAACGTATCTCGTTCACTTTCTAGTTGGCTGTAGCGTTTAGCTACTGTACCTACATCTTGTTCCATGTGTTATTCCTTATACAATAATCTTGCTTTTATATCTTTTCATACGCTCACTTTGTTCAATAATAGGAGCAGATGAAGTAGTATCAGGCATCATGTCAGTAGGTTCAGCGATCTTTTCTTCTTCATCAGTATCTTTACTCATGAGTTTCTTAACTTCACTTGTGTTTACTGTGAAAGCACCCATACTGCTCTCCTATCCGACAGGAATGTTCAAACCTGAACCACCATCACCACCTATGTTAGCAGAACCAGTCTTAACGACTAAAGCTTTTTTACCCTTACGCCTACGTCCCATTTTACCACCTTCTGTTTCTACCATAGCTTCAGCTTCCTGATCCATTGGTTTAGCAGCAGCGGTAGATGAAGCAGGTGCTGATACTGGCTTGGAGCTTCTAATAATTCCACCCATTCTAATCTCCTGTTGTTGGAATTTGTAAGCCAGAGCCAGAACTACCTGTCTGTATAGAAGTGTCTTTTAAGTCAACACGTAGCTTACGCTTGCCTCTTTTCTTTTGTATTTGATCTGCGTCTAAACCCTGACCAGCAAGCTCAATATCTGGTGTCTTAGCGACAGCAGTTACTGGTCTAGCTGGTGCAGGTAGTGGTCTAGGTACTGATGATCCGAATAATCCACCCATGTGTCATTCCCCATAATCTTCGTTATAAATATCTGTAAGTTTCTTTACTACTGATTGTTGTCCCCTGAGAAACGCTAGCTCCTCAGAGGTGATTTGTTCATGTGGAAGTTTATCTGGATAAAGCTCCTGTAAAGCGTTCAGTAGAGCAGTAGTAATGTTTAATGAATATCCTAAGACATTAACCATATTAAATTCACTTTCGCTAATAGGTACAGTTTAGACTATATGTCTACTAATTCACAGGCTCCTGCAGTACAAGCTAAAGTCTGGCTACCAGAAGTAGTGTCTTCTTTTTCATAAGCAGACAAAGCTGACCAATCAATCTTAGAAGGCATCTGTTTCTTGAGTTCTTCATAGGTTTCTTTATCCACATCTTGATAAGGAGCTTGTGCATACGTGTGGTCACTATGAGGTAGGAACGAAATACCTGAGCAGATGTCAAAGTTATCGTAGACCCATGCACCTACTGCCATCCACTCTGCATCCTTGACTGTGATAGTCACTGATGGTTTGTGTTCACACCAGTTAAGTGCGTAGTTCTTCCATAACTCTAGCTGTTGTAGTGCAGTCATATCATTACGTGTTACAGCACCAGATGGTGATTTAGTAGGGAAGCTAAATACTGTAGTAGAGTCAGGCTTCATCACGCATGGTTCAGCAGGAATACCACTATCCTTCATAAACTGTGTTAGTGGGTCTTTGTTGTCACCACGCACAGTACGAATGTAGTAAGCACTATGTCGTGCATGAATACCAGAAGCTGTATCGGTAAGCTGAGATACAGTACCAGATGGCTTGACACAGGTAATAGCAGCAGAAGGATCGACACCTAGTTTATCAGCATAGATACGATTGACATCAATAGCCTGTAGCTTAAGCTCTTTGAGCCAGCGTGGGCTATCAACAGTCTTAGATAGTACATTGTTATCCATGATACCTGTTAGTGATACACCAAGTAGACGCTCTTCTTCTGTGTTCTTCTGCCAAATCTTACGTAGGTATGGCATCTTAGTAAAGGTAGACTGTGCTGTACCAAGGATGGTAGCTAGTCGTACCTTACGGCGTAGACTTTCTAGGTCATCATGTTCACGTACTACTACCTCTGTCAGATTACAGAACTGGTATGGGCGTAGGATAATTTCAGAGCAAGGGTTAGTACCCCACTCATGTCCTGTCTCCCTACGTCCATTCATCTTAACATGGTTGTCTGCTGCTGGACGAGAGAAGATACCACGCTCACCAGACTTAGACTCTACGAGAGATAACCACTCACGCATAAACCCTTCCATGTCAGGCTTGTCTGTGTAGGCTACAGAGTTATTAGCCAACGCACGTTGACCCTCGTTCTCCCACCACTGACCTGACTTAGCATGTGCCATACGTCCGTCACTGAGGTTAGACAGGCTGATCATGGCTGATCGGCGTACACCACCTACTACCACAACCTCACCAATCTTACACATGATATCGTGACACTCAATACTAGTAAGCTTACGTCCTACTGCACCTTTGAACTTCGCCACAACAAACTTGAACAAGTCATCAAGAGGCTCAGGTCCACTAGCTCTACCACCAAAAGTCTTAAGCCTAGCACCTGCTGGTCTAATCTTAGACATGTCCCACTTTGGAATGTCACCTGAGTACAGGTGTGACAGTAGCTTATGTAAAGCCCTAGCCCACCCTTCCTTGCTATCCTTAACTGCAATGACATCATCACTATAGTCTAATGCCTCAGGTATATCAGGAAGCTTGGCAATAGACTGACGCTCTACACTGAAGCCGACACCAGTGCCACACAGTAGGATAAACATAGCCTCATCAAAGGCACGGATGTGATCCACAGGTAGGTAACTACAGTTGTAGATGCAAGTGTTATCACGGTCTGCTGCTACCCCTGCTGTCATCAAGGCTCTCATGCTAGGCATCACCTCAAGGTTGATGATTGCTTCCTCAATTTCTTCTAAGTCTTTTGCAGGTAGACCAGTAATAGCAATGTAGTTGATATATCGTTGCACTGTCTCAGGCCAAGTCTCTCGCCTGTTCTCTTCTTCTAGCCACCGTGCATATCTGCTAGTAGCAATGAATGTTTGGTAGTCAGTTGGTAGGTAATTGCTACTCATCTATTGTCTCCATTCCCTTGTAGTACGCCACGTTCCTTGCGGCTCTCTAGTTTTTGTATATTCATAGCAGCTATAACTTGTAGGCTATAGTTAATATCCCTAGCTACTGCTGCTACATACCACAACACATCGCCTAGTTCTTTGGCAATCTCGTGTGCTTCTTTCTTAATATCTTTACCATCTCGTACAATCTTCTTTACCTTTTCTGCTACCTCACCTGCTTCACCAGCTAGGCCAAGGGTAGGATAGGTTAGCTTGTACTCTTCTGGATAGATGGCAGTCTTATTAGCGCGTTCTTGGTAGGCATTAAAATCCATACTACTCTTCCCCAATCTCGCCACCGTCATTCTTAGTACAGTATACTTCACTAACATAGTTGAACCCCATGCCCTGTAAGAAGGACTTAAAGTTATACATCATGTCTGGTAGGTATCCCTCTGTTTCAAAAGAATGTTTAATAGTTCCTGTAACATTCCCATCTTCATCTGTATGCTCACACTTGAAGGTAATATAATCGTTCACCAGTTTACTCCCTTTGTTTTCTTTAGTAGATCAATCATCTTGTTAAGATACCATACTGCTTTCTCTGCATCCTGAATGGGGTTGCCCTTCTTGAATAGGCGTGAGCCTGTGTACTTAATGACATTACCATGACAGTAGCTAATAGCTTCATACTCACCTAGTACGTCCACGATGTAGTCAATAGTTTCAATGCCACTAGCTGCGTAGTGGGCAGGGCTGTTTACCATGTCAAACTCTGCTTGTGCTTTCATGTAGGCTTCATGTCGTTGTGGGGCTGCCATAACTTTACCTCTCCTGTGTCTGTGTCATACTCACCATTACGTAGTATACGTGCTAGCCTTGCGTTCTCTAGTGCTACTTCTTCTGATAAGCCTTTCTTATTGTACGCAGCAACCACTGTATCCCACGTGCAACCAGAAGACAGAAGTTTATTAGCAGTCTTGGGACCAACAGTTGGACAGCCGCTATAGTTATCTGTACTATCCCCAACCAAAGTTTGGTAAAGGAAATTGTAGTTAGCTTCTGCTTCAGTGATTGTAACCACCTCTTCATTAAGCCAGTGCTGCGCTGGTATAGTAAGTAAGTCCTTATCTTCAGACCAGATAATTGTATCTGGATTAGAAGTACCAAGTATCCCCATGACATCATCTGCTTCTAGTCCTTTATACATTATGGTGTTGTACTTGCTCATCATATAATGTCTTGCATAGCTAAGAAGCATTGGCTTGCGTACATCTTTACGATTAGCTTTGTAATAGGGAGCTACCTTTTTACGGAAGTTATCTTGATCAGATAGAGTGACGATACAGTCTTGAACAGGGGCAGCATCTACTAAGCCAGAGATATATTCTTCTAGCTTGTAGTCTACATCATGTTCCCAAGCATGTAGTGTCCACAACCCATCTCCCCAATGCGTAGGCTTCTCTGCTACCACTGCTGCTTTGTAAGCTATTATGTCTCCATCAATAAGCAGTAGGGTCATCGTGTATATCCCCTTTCTTTTTTTCCTCATCTTTAACATTGTTGAGTGTTACTATCTTGATACCTGTAGTCACTTGTATGTAGTCAAGGTATGACTCAACAATCCACTTGATACATAGGCAGATAGACACGCCAAAGAATGAGGCAGTGAGTATCAACCTAAAGATAAAATCAAAGTCCATGCTGGATACACTCCTTAGCCTGACCAACAGACATCTTGAACCACTCACCTCTACGTTCAGATATCTTCTCAGCAATTTTGTGTGCAGCAGCCTCAGCCTTACGCCTGTCTTTACTGTAGACAGAGTAAGCTAGTACATAGTTACGCAGTGGGCTACTAGTCTGATAGTTATCTAGTCTGTTCTCAGCGTTTATAGCCATGCCTATCTTAACCCACTCAGGCCAAGCAGAGTTAGTAATGATATAGACTTCACCTGCCTTTTCTTCATTGTAAGATCGTAAGACGGTAGCTCCAATAGTTTCTGCCAGTCTCTTTAGTCTATTCTTTTTACGCTTAATACTGTCACAAGATGTACAAGTATATTGTTTTGTACGAGCATTACCATGTGACCAGTTGTCTCCTTCTTGTAAAGATACTGTGCAGTGGATGCAGTTTCTAGTGGGTGTCTGCCCAGCTTCGTCCGTACTTGTATTCACTGTCGAGTCTACATCTGAACTTGAAGTGTTCTTCAACGTCCCGCATACACTTAAGAATAATTCGCCCTGCTTCATCTTCCTGACCTTCCTTTACTATTACTTGTACTTCATCGTGAACAAACGCTACGATGTGTGCTTCTAGTCCTGCCTTCTTGATAGCATCAGCAATGAATACATACCAAGTCTTGCAGATGATTGCTCCACAACTTTGTAATAAAGTATTGAGTGCAGCGTGGCTATGTCGGATAGGAATGATACGTCCATCCAATCCCTTGACCCAACCTCGTTCATCTGCTGCACTGGCAACAGCATCCTTTAGATACTTAAGTGCTGGTAGTTTCTTCAAGAACTTCTTCTTGATTGCCTTACCTTCTTTCGCACCCTTGCCAATGATCTTGCCTGTCTTCTCATCACCACTGCCATAAAGAAATCCATAGATGAATGTCTTGGCCTGATTACGTGACTCAAGACCAGCAGCCTGTTGGTTAGCAGTATGAATGTCACCATTCAAAACAACGTCAGCATATGATCCATTGTCATAAGCAGCCATGTAATGAGCAAGACAACGTAGCTCCAAGCCAGAAGCATCAGCCCCAAGTAGGCTGTAGCCCTTCGGAGATATGAAGAGTGATCTACATTCCTTGCCATACTCTGCACCCAAGCTAGGTATCTGCCCTGTGTTGGGATTAGAATGAGTACAGCGAGAGGTAACAGCACCCATGTGATTAACTCTACCATGTATCTTACCCTTCTCTTCAAGCTTGAGCCATGCTTGCTTACCTGTAGCTAGCTGACCTATTCGTTTGTTGAGGAGTAGGTACTCATTTAGTAGCTTGGCCTCTGGCATATCAATACCAGCCAGCACTGTCTCATCTACCTTAGGCTCACCTGTCTCAGTAAATAGCTCAGGCTTCCAGCCTCGCTTCATTAGTCGATCAGCAATCTGCTGTCGTGATGCAGGGTTGAAGGGGATAGTCTTTGTCTTAGTCTTAAGCTCTATAATAGTAGGCTCAAAGGTATCAACCAACTCCTGCTCAATCTTACCCCTACGTCCTGCAAGAGTGGCATACAATTTCTGTGCAGCCTCGACATCAAAGTTAAAACCTCGCTCCTCTTGCTGGATGAGCAGGGTGTGTAGTCTGTGTTCAAGGTCAAGGGCTGGTTTACTGAAGTCCTTTGACTTGATCCTTTCGTACAATACCTTGGTGACACTCGTGTCTTGTATGCAGTAGGTGAGCATGTCAGAGGTATATGTTGTAAAGCTTTCGCTACCATTATTGAAGTCACCTTTTAGTTCTCCTAGTCTGTGACCCCATGCCTTTAGGCTATGACTACCAATCAACTTAGCAGGGAAGTTTCCCTTCCTGTGTAGCTTGAAGTCTAGTTCCTTTAGGTGAGGCCAGATTGTTCGTGAACATACCAACGTGTCTACGATCTTACCAGTGTAGGTATAATCATAAAGCTTCTTTATCACACGCAAGTCATAGTCAATTACGTTATGTCCAACTAATGTTGTTACATTATCATCCATAAACTGTAAGGCTTCTTGCATCTGTGTTGGGTCAAAGGTGTGTACCTCATCAGTCTCTACGTTTCTGAAGACATGACACCATACTTGATTTACTTCTTTAAGTAAGTTGTCTGCTTCTAAGTCCCATATGTATTCCATACTGTGTCTCCGCACTAGTTAAAATTCTAAGTCTTCATCGTCCTCTTCAAAGAATACCTCTACCATTCTACCTGTATCCTTAATGTACTCTAGGCTATTACACAACCCTGTCTCACCTGACCATCTGTTCTTCAACACTCTGATGTGTGAGATGTGTGGGTTGTCCTTGTCCTGTTGGTTACGCTCAAGTCCTACAACGATGTCACTTAGCTGACCGATAGCAGCACTACCACGTAACTGTGCCATGCTAGTCTGTGCGCCATCCTCATGTCCTTTGTCACCAGATGGACGCTTGAGGTGAGAGATAAGGATGAGGCCACAGTTAAGTTCCTCAACCAGAGTACGCAAGCGAGTCATAGTATTGTCTATCAATCGCCTCTCATCTCCACCCTCTAGTCCACTAACAACGATACTAATGTGATCAAGTACAATGTAATCGCAGCCACAACCACGGACAAGGTAGCGTATCTTGGATAGCAGATTATCACTATCAGTGCTACCCCAGTGATCGTACAGATATACTCTACCAGACCCAACTGTTGCATCAAAGGCATCTTTCAATTCCTCTTCGTTGATGTTAAGTCCTTGTAGGTGGAGAGGTCTGTTGAGTTCGATAGACATGAGGCCAAGGGCAGTACGCTTGATGTTCTCTTCAAGTGCAATGTAACCTATGGTCTGTCCATTGTTGATGAGACTGTGTGCTAGCTCACGTGCTAGTTGTGACTTACCTATGCCACTACCAGCAGTGATGGTTACGATCTCACCCTTACGACAACCACCTGTCTTCTCTTGTAGGCCAGCGTAGGGGTAAGCTACTGCCTCTCTGTCATCTACTGATGTTACTACATCCCACAGTTCAGTACCAGATACGATACCATCAGGTCTGTACGTCTTAGCAGACCATACAGCATTGATTAGTTCCTCACTGCGTCCTGCTTGTACCATCTCACTAGCATCCTTGAGTGGAAGCGTAGCAATCTTGGCCTTGTTGGGTGGTAGGATGTTAGCACACTCACGTGCTGCAGCCTGACCTACCTCATCCTGATCAAACATAAGGATGATGCTGTCGTAACCACACAACCATTCAATGGCCTTAGCAATAGCTTTCTTTGCACCTGCTACACCATTAGGTATACTGACCACACTATACTTGTTGTCAAAAGTTTGACTAAGTGATAGTGCGTCTACCTCACCCTCAACAATGGTAATCATCTTACCCTTGTCACGGCACAGGTGCTGACCATACAAGCCAGCCTCTTTGAGATTACCTAGTACACTGAAGTCTTTGTTAGCAAAGCGTAGCTTCTGTGCTACCACCTCACCATCTTTGTTGTAGTAGCTGGCTACCTGTACTGTCTTGCCATGATACTCAGCTACTCCATAACCCCAGCGTCTTGCAGTCTTCTCAGTAATCTTCCTCTTGATCAGAGCGACAGGCTCTGGTGTAAGGAAGGTATTGTTGTAGTTCTTAATAGGCACTACGTTCTGCATAACCTCTCCTTCTGGTGGGGTGTAAGTGTTACAAGAGAAACAGTAGTGATGACCATCAGTATAAAAAGCATTGGCATCACTACTGCCACATTTCAAACAGGCTTCATGCCCAATGAGTTCGCTATCCTCTTCCACCTAACCCATTCCTCAGGGTACGTGCAGTGTTCTCTAGTCCCTTGGCTATCTCTAGGATTAGATCATCGTCATACTTGATGTCATCTGAGAGCATTGCATGTGCCATGTCATGATAACTTTTAGACTCTGCTAGTTCATGTTGATCTAAATAGACTGATACACTCAAACCATATTCACCAAACTCAGCGTTCATATCTACTTCAGATACCCATTCTTCTTTTATATCTATGATACTCATAGCCACTCCTTAGGTATAGTTCCTTCTGCCCAAACAAAACCTTGTCGGTCTGCCCACTCACCACATGTCATCTTAGTACCATCCTTCCTTTTCTTTGCACCTTGGATCGTAGCACTGGCGTTCTGAAAGACAAAGCGTACATCCAAGTCAGGATACTGTGCCTTCACTGCCTTCATCTTGCGTTGGCTATCCTGTCTAAGATAACCCTTGAGTTCTACAATCATATTACCAACTGCTAAGTCAGGGATGTAGTGACGCTCCACATGGTAGGCCAACTTCTCTGGCTCGTATACATATGGAACGCCACGCTCATCTAGGTCTGAGATAACCCTTGCCTCAAAAGTCCCTTTCGTCATTGACACTATCCTGTGGTGTAACTGAGGTATCATCTTCAAAGCGAGCTTCTTGGTTGTTGTCCTTGGCTACTGCTGCAGCAACAAACCCACCCTCTACTGGCGTTAGTTCACTGGTATCCATAGACTCTGCTAGGTGGAGAATCTGAAGCTGCCTAAAACGTAGTGAAACACCCACTGTCTTGTTACTAAGCATTACATATGGGTAAGGCTCAACCACAATCTTAACTGTGGATTTAGCAGTCACCTTAATTGGCTCAGTAATAGGTGTTGGTGTTTTGCCATCAAGACTACGACTAATTCCCATAGCGGCATCCCACACTACTGGCTTCTGAGTAAATGAACCACCATCCCTCTTCTCAACGACAGCATTAAGCTTCGCTTTGATTAGTGTTTCACCAGTCTCATTGCCATCCATGTCTCTTGACTTGGAACCTGTTGGTACTATGGACAGGGACTCAGAGAGTTGCTTGCGCTTATTCTCAGGAGCTTCCTTGATAGCTTGGTCTAGCTTCTTCTGTGCTAGTTCATCAAGATATTCACATAGTTTTTCAGCACGTTCTGGTTGTAAGTTGATAGCTACATCATACACACCATGTGGTTTGACGAACTTTTTGTTAGGTTCAAAGGCGTTACACCATGCAACAGTTCCTTCGATTGTGATCGTATCCATACAATATCTCCTATGATTATGGATCGTTAGTCTGGCTATAGGTACAGTTTAGAACTATGCAAAAAAGTACTGTGATTTCAGTATGTTCTGCAGGTCTAAATTACCTGTAGCTGGTGGTTGTGGAACATCATTTGTTCCAAGTACGACAGTAGCATGTTCTCGTAGCTCTGTCAATACATCATGTTCAGTATACAACCGAACAAATTCTTCTCGTAATACTTCAGACAAGCGAGGCATGTCAGAACTGTGAGTACCATAGCTGTCGTGTACCATGGCAAAGTCCTTGATGCCCTGCTTCTTACACGTGTTGATAGTCTTAGTCATAGCTGCAGCATCCAGTGAGTGGATGAAGTTAGGGCTCGCACCTGAAGCAGTACGCCTCTTACTCACCTCGTTGTCTCTGTCCTTGTTAAAGATAAGCGCAACTGTAGTACCATTGATGTGTGTCCAGATACGTTTCTTATCTACCTCGTTGTAGTTCTGCATGACCAGCCAGTTAGTAGGTGTAACCCACTCCATGTGCCTGTTGTGTTCAGCATAGACAGCACCCACTTCCTTGATGTAGTCCATCACTTGTCGTGCTGACTCGATGACACCATTGATAGCTGACCACACGTGCTTGGATAAGTAAGCAGAAGCTTTGAACAAGTCATCACCAAAGATGTCAGGCTCACCCTTCTCAATCCTGTCTCGTATCGCTTCGTGAATGTAGGTACGACAGGCGTGGATAGTACCACTGTAAGGTACAATCATCACTGGTCTTTTAGTCAATGCCCTGTTGATACCAAACTCTATAAATTTTTTTGCTAAAATTTCTCCCTGTTCTGCATCCTTTAGGACTGTCCTCATTGCTTCATCTGCTACCTCAGTATAGATATCCTGAGGCAGAGTGGCAGGTATCAGATTAGTAGCCCTACCACCACGCTCATCACGCAGGATAGCTGACAGGTGTTGTAGTCCATTACAGCTACCATCAACAGACGTAGGTAGATGAGATATGAAACCCCAGCCCTGCCTGACTAGGCCAGTAAACTCAAGACACCAGCCTAAGAATTGGTAAGGCTTGTCAGCATCCAGCCACCACACGTTATCGTATGGGTTGTCAGCCACTCGCTTGATCTCATCAGCATTATCCCATGCCCATGACTCACGCTGGTCTAGTGTTACCTTGTCGTTACCATACAAGTTAGCACCATGAATACAAAGCCAACGTGCGTCATCCCAATTGTTGATAGGCTTACCATCTCTGAATATCAGCAAGGCTTTGCTCCAGTCTGCTGACTGAGGTGACATGAAGGTACTACTAGCATACTTGCGTGACCTGAAGTCATTCTGCCACACATAGTAGAACTCATCGTACTTACTGTACTGCTCGCCAATCTGTAGTGTACGCTCCACTTGGATACGTTTACTCACTGTCCTATTGTTGAACGTGTATATCTCGTTGCGTTTCTTTGACCAGTTCTTAAACTGTTGTCTCTCCTCTTCATCCATAGCTGCTGGTTCCTTGTTAAAGGGGTAGCTAGGCAGTGGTCTGTCCTCTCTGGCTGGTAGCCCACCCCACTCCTGTCCACTGTCCCACAGTGAGCGTATAATCGCCAGCAATGGCCTATTGATTTTCCATGCAGTGTGCTGCAGTGTGTTAAGGCAGTCAAATTCCTGAGATAAGTCTCGCTTTTTCAGCTTGGTCATGTGTTCCTTCATAACTTATCCTCTTCTGATTATAGGCACATCATCTAAAAAGCCTGCGTGATACCCACCACCATACACTGCAGTCCAGTCCTTGGGTGGTATGATACAGGGTGTCCAGCGTGGCCTTGCTGTCTCCATGTGTTCATTAAAAGCCTTGACCCATTCCTCTGTGATAGGTGTTGCGCGTAGGAATGTAGTGGTCTTGTTCCTTGCTGTTGATAGTTTCTCTAGTCGTACTACACCTGTGTTCTGTATGACTACATCTACTAGGCGTAGTCCTACATGGATACGTTCTTCACTACTCCATGCTAAGTCTTTGTACCCATCCTTGTTCATCTTGTTAGTCAGACCAAAGCGTCTGGCAGTCATGCCTTTCTCATTGGCTTTCTTGATTGTGTTCTTTGCTATGCTGCCCTCTGCAGCTATCCACTTATCAAGTCTGTCCTGCATCTCTACGTTAGAACCTATAGCCTTTGCCACTTTCATTAGTGTGTTAGACTTGCTGATCCCATCAACCATAGACACAAGCGTTAGGTATGCTACCTTGTCAGGTGCCATGTCTTGCAGTCTCTTGTAAGCTATGTCTCTGTTACTTGTTGGTGTGTTCTGTAGTTTCTTTACACCATCTGCAGTAGCAGATACGACAGTAGCTATGATAGTCCTGCCATGTAGGGTGGCAGACTCCCTGCCCTTAGCCATGGCACCATCTCTTTCCTTACGAAATCTGTTGATACCTGCAGTCAACATTTCCTGTTCAAGTTGCAGTTGATTTTCTAAACTGTACCCCAAGAGAAGACCCCCCTGTTACATATATAGTATTATACTAGTAGTGAAAGCACTGGTACTCCTACTATCATAGTCAACATAACTAGGAACTGTAGTCCTATGAAGTTCTCGTTGTCTGTGTAGTATCCAAGTATACCTGTGATTAGTATAGCGATAAGCATTAGCCATACAAAAGCTTCCACTACTCCTCACCATAGTGAGCCATCATCCACCCCTGTTGTGATGTGGTTACTTCTCCTTCTGGTTCCTCTGTCCACTCAGCTAGACAGTTAATACAAAAGCACTCCTTCCTCTGATCTACTGCGTACAGGGCTTCAGCCCCTGTGTTATTACAGTATGGACACTTAACATATCCCATGCTCATGACTTTCTCTCCTCTTTTACACGCAGTAACTTCCCCTCTGTATACCCCATCTTAAACTTGATGTGATACTCAGCTAAGGTATCCTCATCATACTGGTTGTCGTACTTCACGGCGTGATAGCCGTTGTGATATCCCATGATATAGGCATCATCGTACTTGTTGCGTCTTAGCTGGTGCTTGTAGTTATTCATCGTCTGCCTCCTTCTTGATTGCATAATTGCTTTTGTTACTGGTGTTATCCTCATGTCTTAAACAAGTCCATTGGATAATCACTTTTTTGTACGCCTGCCCTACGATAGATGCTTGCAAGCCATGTGTACCTGTCTTCCTCATCTTGTATCATATTCATGTCATGTTCTGCCATCAATCTATAGTCTTCATGCGTCACTACCTTATTCACCTTCATGTCTGGATCACCCCACACCATTTATCTCTTACCCTTCTTTCTCTTGTTGGCTTGTTTCTTCTTACTAGGTTGCCACTCAAACATTTCACCAGCCTTCATAGGTGCAATGGTTGTCCACTTAAAAGTACTGTGAGTGTGTTTAGTGCGTACCCCTACGCCTTGAAATATAGGATCATTCTTCATTACTCTACCCCTTCACTGCTACGATTAAAACTACCACTACTCCTATCACATACAGTAACAGAACACAACCCACAAAATAGTCTTGAGGTTCTAATATTTGTAACTGATTGTAGACACAGAGTAATGTAT